TTGGAATTCACCAATATCTTCTTGCGAACCGTGATAAACAACTAATGGTTTGTCGTTTTTATCAACTACTTTACTGTTACCAAACCAAGATTTAAAGGACATGTCCTTAATTTCGCGCAATAATTTTTTTATTTTTATCATTTACGATCCAGCGTTTAAAATTGCTAATTCTGCTGCTGCTTTCGCTGCATTTGCTTCTGCGATTGCGGCTTCACTTGCCGCTTGGGCCGCGGCTGCCTGAGCTTGCGCCGCTTCTGCGGCTGCTTTATCGGCTGCTGCTTGGGCTTTAACCGCATCTATTTGTTCTGTTGCGGCTGATTTTGCACCTTCGGCCAATGCCGCACCGGATTTGACCGATCCTTCCAATCCTTTTAATGCTTCAAAGTTGGTTTGATCTTTCATATCTTCGTTCCAAGCCGAACCTTTATCTGGAATCGCTTCCATAAATTCTTCGATTTCTGTACATTGGTTTTCCTGAACGATCCTGACTGAAAGGAGGTTTTGATTCCTTTCAAACAGCATCACTTCTAACGTCTTATAATTAGGAATTAATTTCTTCTTTCCTTCGTCGATGATCCAATAAACATAATTTTCTTTGGACTGAGGTGTTGAATCGTTTGAAACACACCGGAAAATAGTTCCATCAGGCAATGAAAACAAATCAGGAGGAATTACTTCAAACGGAACAAAAAACGTAAACTCAGTTTGCAAATAATCTTTGATGTTTTGATCTGAAACGACTGTTTTATTTGGAACAAAATTCAAATATAACTTTTCTTTTTCGACCGGAACAATATAAGCGTTTGAACCATTCCGTTCGGATAACGGATAGCTTTCAGCGTCAATTTGACTTTGAGGTTTGTATTCGAAGGTTTGACCTGCTACTGGAATAACATATTTGACCAACGTAGCGTTGCTACTGGCTATATCCGAATAAATGATATTTGAAAGATTAGTTGTCAATAGTTGCGCCGCAATTTAAAAATGAAATTTTGATCATCCACCCTAACCGTATCCCCACTGTCAAAAGTTGATTTAAAAACAAACTTGTAGTATCTTTCGCTCAAAAATGAGGACATATCAACTTTAAAATAATTTCCTTGTGAATCACAACTAATCAAGGTTCCTGACGGGTGAAATGGAATTATTACTTCATCTGTTACCACGTCTTGAATTTGGAAATATGAATTAATAGGAAGTCTTTTGTTATTCAAGTAAACAGAAGAAGTGGCATATGTTTGGGCAGGGAACCTTTCCCTAACTTTCAATCGAACCTTTGGCTTTTCTGTTTCAGCATAACTATCCCGTAAATTAGAACAATTCAGGACAAAATCATCGCTTGAAATTTCAGCGAACGAACTGGTTCCAGAATGATCTACGTCGTTCCAATATGCTTCTAGCCTTGGAAGATAAATGGTGTGGGTGTTCATCGAAAAGAATTGAGTCAGTCCGAATGAACTTGAATTGAATTCGTCGTAATCGCTGGAAAAATTGATAAGAGTAAGTACGATGGTGTGATATTTTATAACATAAAAGACAGTTGGATTGATGATGAGGATTTTCAAGATGCTGGAACAATTTATGTAGTATTTTCAGCCAAACAAATTAGACAGTATCAATCAGATGCCGATGACGAATAACAGCTTTAACTCGAAAATAAATAAGGAAAATTAATATGACAAACAAGAAAAAACTTGAAGAAATGATTGGCAAGGTTATAACGGAATATGGATATAATCCACGTAATCCGAAAATAGAACTTCAATATAAAGATTCCAAGGGGGAATGGCATTACTTGGCAACAACGCGATGGGCAAAATCAGTAAAAGAAGCAGTTCAAAAAATGATTGAAAATTTACAAAAAAATTCACAAGACCTTGCCGCATATTCTAAAAAAGTTGGTGAACAGATAGATGTTACACGAATCAAAGGTTTCAAACAATAAGGATATGTCCTGAGTTTAGATCGTTACATAAATAAAAATTCGATTCTTTCGACGAATCGTTCTACGACGGGACAGTTGTGGACAAGGGAAGATTTGGAAATTTTGGACGATCAGATATTAGTTCCGGTTGATCCTAAGATAACTGAAAACCAAGTCAGTGAAGTTCACATTTATTCCTTTTACGGTGATTATATTTCTGGCAATCACAATGCTGGTTATACGCTTCACGATGCTTATACTAATTCTTTACTGATTGATATTGGAAAGGTCTTTAAGGAAGCCAATATTCAAAGAGGTTCGTACATAATTGCCTTAAACTTGTTTCAAGAGTTGTGGGGTGGTTATGGTAACGAACCTTTGCTCGTTAAGGAAATTAGTCCCGATCGTACTGAAATTCATTTTCAAGTCGACAAGAAATTTGTAAGTGGATTAGAAGTATTTAAGGCAAAGGTTCAAACCTTTATCGATGCAGGAACCTTGAATAACTTAGTCGTTAACTTTGGATTTAACCAAGTCCAAAAGATTATCAACGTAAGGTTCGATGGTGAAAGTTTTTACGTAAAATTTTATTTGCCCATCTTTGACGAGGTAAATGAAAAGCAACGTGCATGGGTTCAATTTGAAGCTATTGACCCTTATATCGATACGATCGTTCTAAGTCAGCAATTAAGTCAAGGAAACCTTAATTACATCAAAGGTCCGAACTTTGACTTAGATACTTCCATGTATTCATCCAATGAAACTGACTTTCAGAATTGGGATGAACTGTTAAATACAAACTTAACAAGCCAGCAACGAATCATTGAAAGTACGCTTTCAGGTTCAGGACAAGTAAAATTAAATATCGATTATACCAATTTCGATAACTTTATTTTTTATAGTTCAGCAGAAACCAGAGTAAAGAATTTCAATTACAAGGTTAGTAAGGTAGAAGAATATTCATCTTCAATCGCTTTACTTCTAAATTCAACTGCTTCAAATACGGTATTTGTCAGTAGTTCGATCAGCATCAACCAGAAACGAATGGATGATGTTACTTCTAATTTTGATCCGTGGGAACGTTGGATGTATTTCAGTTCTACGGCTTCCCTGTTTACCCACGATATTACTGGATCACTTTCACCATTTCCGAAACGAATCGTTTCTGGAAGTTGGCAGAATTATACCCTAAGTTCGAGTATAAGTCAGAATTGGTATAACAGCTTATTGACAAGTGCAAGTGCATACGATCAGACGAATTTAAATCGTCTTTGGTGGGCAATTCCTGAACATGTCATCATGGAAGCAGGTAACAGCGATTATGTCAAATTCGTCGATATGATCGGTCACCACTACGACGTAATTTACAGTTATATCAACGCACTTACCCAAATTCACGAACGTGACGAACATCCTGAACGCGGTACGCCTAATGAATTATTATGGTCGGTTGCGAAAGGGTTTGGTTGGGAACTTCAAAACACCAGACAGCTAAGTGATTTATGGACATATAAGTTAGGATTGAACCAAAGTGGTTCTTTCAATAACACTGGTTCGATGTTCCAACTTTCGACGGAAAACCAGACCCATCAAATTTGGCGAAGAATCGTAAATAACCTTCCTTACCTGTTAAAGACAAAGGGAACCCAAAGGTCATTAAAAGCATTAATGGCAATTTACGGTATCCCTCAAACTTTAATTTCAATCAAGGAATATGGTGGACCTAGCCCAAATGAAGGCAAACCAACTTTAATCGAAGACAGGTTCATTTATAAAGCTAATTTTACTGGCTCAAATTGGATCGAAATGAACCGCCGATCAATTCCTCCGACAAGTGGAAGTTGGTCAGGAACGGAACGTGTTCCCGATACAGTTGTATTCAGGTTCAATACTGAATATTCTTCGAGTATTTCACAATCATTATGGGCAATCGAGAAAGGAAATGAACGATCAAAGGTTCTTTCCAATATCGAATTAATTCACATCAGAGCGCACCAAACATCATCATACAGTGGTAGTTGGGCTTACGGGTATTTGCGTTTAACACAAGCGCAATTAAGTGGCTCTACGTTCATTTCTAGCTCAGTCCAAACAGGCTATCTTCCGTTATTTGACGATGACAGTTGGTCGGTTAGGATTTGGACTACTTCTTCCATTCAAACATCTGGTTCAATTTTCTTAGAAGTGAAACGAACAAACGATTCACTTTACGGAAGGTTTTCACATTCAAGCTCACTTGCTTGGTCAGGAAGTTTTAATGTTGGTTCTGCTTGGTCAACTGGTAGCCAAAATATTATTTTATTGGGTGGAACCACAGGATCAAACAGTTCAAGGTTCG